CATGCGAGATGTGTGGCAGATATGATGGAGATCATAAAGATAAATGGGAGATAAAAGAACTAGAGAACGATAAAATGAATCTTTTGATTGCAGGAATCTTATTCGCACAGGAAGCAACACACAGACAAATAGAGATATTTATGGCTAAGTACTACATAGGTAGGGAATCATATACTGCAATAGGACATGATTTCGGAATATCTAGGCAGTCTGTAGCTGATGCTATGGATAGAGCCTGTATCAATATCACTAACATTATTAAAAGAATACTATGACAAAATAGACCTGTTTCAAGTCTTGGACTATGACAGGAAAAAACTTTTTTAATATTTTTTAACTCTAACAATATTAGAGGTTAGAATTTATTACCCTTATTTATTACCCCCTTAAATACCCCAAAATACTATGCGTTTGAGCCTTATTTATAGAGGCTTGTTATTGTGCCTCACTCGTTAAAAGAAAATAATAAGTCGCTTTTAGATTACTTTAAGGTGCGTATGGTGACGATAGACAGGAAACAATGACAATATTGTTGTAGCTACAACTATTAAAATATGGAAGATAGAGGAGTATCATTAAATGTTGAATTAGTAGGTATCAAGAACCTCAAGATTACAGGAGCATGGAGAATAGAGTTTGATGTATTTGAGGTTGAGACTGAAAAAGTAAAGGATTTAATGGACTTATTAAATAAAACATTAGCAATGGGATTAGTAGAACATGAGTAAAAAATCGGCGGTAAAACGGCGGTCTAATGGACAATTTGTTAAAGGCAACAAAGAAGGACAGAAGTTCGAACCTAATAACAATGCTAACCCAAAAGGTAGGCTTGGGGCATTATCAGACATTATAAACGATGTTTTTAAAGAAGTAGAGCAGGATGGAAAGTCTAAGAAAGAGAAGATGATCCGTAAGGCTTACGATATGGCAGTTAGGGGTAACATGACAGCCATTCATTATTTATCAGACAGGACAGAGGGGAAATCCAAAGAGATAAGAGAAGTTACACACAAGGATTCTCTTATCATTGAGTGAGTCAATTCAGAATACAAAGAAAGAATTTTCTCCCACATCAATCACGATGGTGGGATTTAAAACAATTTTACAAGGTTCTCATAGGTGGCTACGGAAGTGGAAAGACCTACATAGGAGCATTGAGATCAATATATTTAAGCTATTTGAATCAACCCCATGCAGGGATGTATGTGAGTCCATCACATGGACTTTCACAGAGAACAATAGTAGTAACATTAAAAGACATATTAAATCGTAGTGCCATAGACTATACATATAACCAAATGAAAGGTGAATTTCTTATACATAATTGGGAAGGTCGCATTTGGTTAGGTTCTGGTGATAAGCCAGATAGTTTGAAAGGCTCTAATTTAGCATGGGCAGGAATTGATGAACCATTTATACAAAAGAAGGAAGTATTTGACCAAATGATTGCAAGGGTAAGACATCCAGAAGCAAAGCATTTAGAAGTATTCTTAACAGGAACTCCAGAGCAGTTAAATTGGGGTTATCAGTTAAGTAATCGTGATGATATAGATATAGGCATCGTATATGGTTCTACCTTAGACAACTCACATCTTCCAGAAGAATACAAACAAAACTTATTATCAGCGTACTCAGATGATGAAATAAAAGCCTATGTACATGGACAGTTCATTAATCTTACACAAGGCAGAGTATATAAAGACTTTGATAGAACTAAACATATTGCAAAGAGAACTGATTTAAACCACTTACCTGTAGTTATATGCCAAGATTATAATGTTGATTATGCAAGTGCGTTAGCTGTTAGAGTGGGTAACGGATGGATTCATGTATTCAAAGAGTATCGCATGAGCAACGCTAATACATACGACATGGCTGAACTAATTAAGAAAGACTTTCCTAATGTATCGGTAGTATCTGATGCATCTGGTAATGCTCGTAAGAGTTCTGCTGTTTCTTCAGATCATGAGATTATGAAGTCCTACGGATTTAATTTAAAAGCACCAAGAAAGAACCCTGCTGTAAGAGATAGGGTTGCTAGTGTAAACAAACTTATAAGAGAAGGAAACTTTAGCGTAGAAGGATGTCCTAATCTAATTATGGATTTAGAGCAGAATGTTTGGAGACTTGGAGACATAGACAAGAGAGATATTAAACAAACACATTTAAGTGATGCTCTTGGTTATTTATGTAATTACTATTTTCCTTTACGCACTAAGAAGGCTATTAGTACAGAATGGTAGAGTTTTTATTAGGTATTGTAGTGGGGGTTATTATTACTATAGTGTTCTTACACTACTATGGTAAGCATTTATATTTTAAAAGTGAGTCTGAGATGGGGGAGTTCATACAGGAACATACAAAGGCGAATGATTATGCCATATCATAAAGGTTTATAATGGAATTACACGATAAGATAATGCTCCCAGACCTCGGAAAAGAGGCTGTGTTGCGTTCAGTTAAAGATGCAGAATATAGTGCGTTAGATAATACTATAGCTGAGAAGAATACATCATTGGACTTCTATTACAATAGAAACCTTGATGAGCATATACAGCAGTATTTCAGCACAGAGTCCTTATCACAGATACCACCTGTATTGATGTCACTTGTAAAGCGTTTTGCTAAGAGTAGACTTATGTTATTAAAAGAACCTGCTGAAAGATTTATTAATGGTGAGTTCAATGATTATTACAATGAAAAGACTCACAACCTAGATAGTAAAGTAAGAGAGTTCGGAGAACTTGCTTGGCTACTTGGTAGCTGTCACTTACAAAGTATGTACAACCCAAAGACACAACGCATTGAATACAAGATACATCCTATTGTTAAAGAGTATGTATATGATGGTGAAGTATATGGTGTAAGCTATGAGATACACAGAGACTTCAATGGAGATAGGCAGTTCGCTTTCTGGAGTAAGCCTTTAGATGGTGAGCAAGGTATGCACTTCCGTTTCAATGTAAATGGTAAGATGATGCCTGTAGGGAATAACTTAGAGATGGTAAATCCTTACAACCTTATCCCATTATCTAAAGTAGAGTTTAACACAAGTGCATCGGATGTTACTCGTTGTGCTGTTCATGCCTCTAATGCGTGGACAGAGGTAATGATTGCTACAAGGTTAATGATGGGTTCGCCTGTGATTACAGGATTAGATACAGAGATACCACCTTACTTAAAGTTTGGTGTAGATCGTTTGATTGCTCTCCCAGAGGGTGCATCAATGCAGTATGTAAGTCCAAGTGCTAATCTAGGGCAGATGATTCAATCTGTTAAGGACTTAATCAACCAAGTAGGACAGAACCATAGCTTAACAATTAGATGGGGTGAGTCCTCTGCACCACCAAGTGGTGAGGCATTAAAGATTCTTTCTGTAGATAATATAGAAACAAGAGAGTCAGACATCCCTGTATTTAGAGACTTTGAACATGATAGATATGAAATAGATAGAGAACTGTTAAGCGTACATGAAGGCACAAACCTATCTGAGAAGTACAGCGTTGATTACCCAGAGGTTGGCTTTCCTATGACATGGACAGAGGAACGCAACAAATTAGAGTTTATGATGGAACATAATCTTATTACTCGTGAAGAACTTATACGAAAGTTTAACCCAGATATAGATGAGGCTGAGTTAGCTTTAAAGATGGAAGAACTAGAACCAGAGCAACCAGAACAACCTACTAACCCACTACTAGAGGCACTACAGCGTGGCTAAAGATACTGCATCCTTACAATATGCTAGATCAATAGAAAGAGTACAGCAGGAACTTGTTAAGCAGGTCTTTGACCTACAGAAGCAAGGACTCAGTAAGAATGAGATACTACTTGTACTACAAGGGTTGGATATGGAAGATATTATCCTTAACAAACTAAACCTAAACGCTGATATAGACAGATTGATGCTTGAGTACCAGAGTGTACTAGGTGCGATGGAGATGACAGGCACAGTTACAGCAGAGTCTTTAACAGCCTTGTCTAACATAGATAGAAATACATTTGCTAAACAGGCAGGTGCAATGGGAGAACTTATAAAAAAGGAAGTAGCAAGGGGTATTATTGCAGGTGCTACTGAGAAAGAAATAGCAGATGGCATTTTAAGGGGTGCAGGAGGTGTTCTAAGGGCAGATCAAGCTGAGACATTAGCCAATACAGCACTCAACACATTTGAACGCAATGTAACAGTAGAGATGGCAGAGTTTGATCCTAAAGATGCTAAGTATGTTTACATAGGTATTATAGATGATAAGACCAGAGATATATGTTTAGAGATGGCTAGTGCAGGAGCATTAACAAGAGACGAAATAGATTCATCTTATTCTGGAGCATTTAGTGATGGTGGTGGATTTAATTGTAGGCATAGGTGGGCAAGAGAAACATCTAGGTCAGAGCAACTAATCAAACCAGACAAAGCAAAAGATTTTATAAAAGATAAGAAGAATTTTAGACCAATAACTGCAAGGGGAGAGGCAGTTGGGTAAACTTGCTAACATACCCAAGTTTGACAAAGCAT